TCAATTGATTATAAATGCAGGTAGAGCTGAACCAGTTGAAAATGGTCAAGTAGGTGGAGGACAAGGTGGTACAGTAGATACAAAGGTTAGAACATCTCACATTAGTTGGATACCATTTAATAAGATGCCTGAAATGTATAAAACATTAGATAGAGTGATGAGGCAAACTAATGGTAATCATTTTGGATTTGAAGGTATGCAAATAACAGAACCAGCACAGTACACAGAATATCCATCAGGTGGATTTTATGATTGGCATATAGATTCAGATGTTAATTGTGCAAATGAACCACCGGTGCGTAAAATATCTATGACATGTTTATTATCACATGAATCTGAATTTGAAGGTGGTGGACTTGAATTAATGTCAGATGGAAAGATTGCAAGACCTAAACAAGGACAAGCTATTTTCTTTGCAAGTTATATTAGACATCGTGTAATACCAATTACAAAAGGGACAAGAAAATCACTTGTTATGTGGTTTGGAGGAACTCCATTTAAATGATGAATAAAGAATTATTTTTTGCAACTCCTATTTATGTAGCTGATGTTGGAACTCCACAATTAAACAAACATCTAGAACATCATATTATTGAATGGTCTAAAAAAGATAAAGGTGTTCAAAAAACAAATATGAATGGATGGCATAGTGAAACAAATATGCACAAACTTCCAGAATACATAGAATTAGTAGATTTACTATTTAAAGCGCAGTTTCATATTTATAAAGAAGAGTTACTAGATAATGAACCATTTCTTGGAAATATGTGGGCAAACATTAATTATAAAGGTGGTTACAATAGACCACACATGCATCCTAATTCATTATGGTCAGGTGTTTATTATATCAAGACTCCAGAAAACTGTGGTCATTTAAAATGTGAAGATCCTAAATCAGTTGCAGCTATGACTCATCCAAGAAGAAAAGAAGGTCAACTTCCATCTTACCTTTGGAGAGAAGTACACTATCAACCAATAGCAGGGAGACTTATTATGTTTCCAAGTTGGCTTAATCACTGTGTTGATCCTAATCAATCTGATGATATAAGAATATCTGTATCGTTTAATTTTTTACAAGCAGGTATGCAAGTATGAGTTTTGCACAAAATAAATACCAGGTAATTAAAAAAGCAATACCATACGATCTTGCTAACTTTGTATTTAACTATTTTCTACTTAAACGTGATGCTGTTAATTATATGTATAACAATAACATCATCGCTGAAAATTCATTGTTTGGTACTTGGAAAGACCAACAAGTTCCAAATGTCTATTCTCATTACGGAGATTTTGTTATGGAGACATTACTAATGAAAGTTATGCCTATAATGAAAAAAGAAACCAATCTTAATTTGATACCTACGTACTCGTACGCGCGCGTGTACGAGAAAGGTTCTATTTTAAAAAGACATAAAGATAGACCATCGTGTGAAATATCTACAACATTAAATTTAGGTGGAGATCCATGGCCAATATTTATAGATCCAACTGGAAGTAATAATGTAATAGATGAATATAAAAATATTATGAAGCCAAATGCACCTGCTGGAATAAGAGTAGATTTAGAACCTGGGGATATGTTAGTTTATTCTGGATGTGAATTAGAACATTGGAGAGAAGAATTTACAGGTAATATTTGTGCTCAAGTTTTCTTACATTATAATCATGTAAATGGACAGTTCGCAGATTCAAATTTATATGATAAAAGACCTTTACTTGGTATTCCACCATTAGCAAAAAAATAGTATAATAGGCATTAAATATGCCATTAAAAAAAATACCAGTAGCACCAGGATTTGATAAACAAGACACTGCATCTCAAGCGGAAGGTCGCTGGATAGATGGTAATAACGTACGTTTTCGTTATGGTAATCCTGAGAAAATAGGGGGTTGGTCACAGATATTAGCAGATACTTTAGTAGGCGCTGCTAGAAACCAATGGATATGGTCAGATTTGGAAGGTAATAGATATGCTGCAATTGGTACTAATAATATACTAGCTATTTATTTTGAAGGTGCTTTTTATGATATTACTCCGTTAGATACAGCTCTTACTTCTTGTACATTTAATACAACTACAGGTTCTGCAACAGTCACAGTTAATAAAGCTGATCACGGTTTAACAATTGGAAGAATAGTTAGATTTATTTCTGTAACACCTCCAACAGGTTTTTCAACGGGTAATTTTACTAATGCTTTTGAGGTTAAAACTACGCCCACAGATAATACATTTACAATAACTATGCCTGTGGTTTCATCAGCAACAGCATCAACATCAGGATCTGCAACCTGTAATCCTTACTATTATTTTGGTCCCTTTAATCAAACTTATGGTTATGGTTTTGGTACATTTAATTGGGGTGGTTTTAGTTCAACAGTTTCTCAAACTGCAATTAATGTAATGGGTGGAATAAATAATTCAACTACAACAATTACAGTTGATTCTACAACTGGGTTTGCTGCAACAGGTATAATATTAATAGATTCAGAATTAATTACTTACACTGGTAAAACTGCAACAGATTTCACAGGTTGTGGAAGAGGAGCAAGTGGCACAACTGCAGCTGCACATGGTGATAATACAGTTGTTTACGATGCAGCAACTTTTGTTGGTTGGGGAGAAGCTTCAACAGTAGCAGCAGCTATTAATTTAGATCCTGCTAACTGGTCATTAGATAACTTTGGTCAAATATTAATAGCAACAATGCACAATGGTCCTACATTTACTTGGGATCCATCAGCTGTAGATGCTTTAAATACTAGAGCAGTTAGAAATGCTTCTATGCCTCAAAAATCAGTTATGACTATAGTATCTGATAGAGATAGACATTTAATACATCTAGGAACTAATGAAACATTACCGAATGGAACACAAGACAAAATGTTAATTAGATTTTCAGACCAAGAAGATTATAACGTGTATGCTCCAACATCAACAAATACTGCAGGTACATTTAGACTAGATGCTGGAACTAAAATAGTAGCAGCAGTTAGAGCCAAAGATTATATATTAATACTTACAGATGATGCTGCTTATTCAATGCAATTTGTAGGTCCTCCATTTACATTTAGTATTAGAAAGGTTGGATCTAATTGTGGTTGTCTTGGTCAGCATGCAGTAATCTTTGCACAAGGTATTGTATTCTGGATGGGTGATTCTGGTGGTTTCTTTGCATTTGATGGTACAGTTGTATCTGTTCCAAGTTTAGTAGAGGACTTTGTATTTACAACAACAGGCGATAATTTAGGAATTAATTATGATGCAAGTGAAACAGTATTTGCAGCTCACAACAGTTTATATCAAGAAATAATGTGGTTCTACACTAAAGCTAATTCAACTGAAATTGATAGAGTAGTAACATATAACTATGGTGAAAAGGTTTGGACAACGGGCACTATGGCAAGTGCAACAGTTGGTTCTCAATCAAGAACAACATGGGCAGATGCTTCTGTGTATGATCTTCCTCATGCAACTAAGTTTGTCGCGGCAGCCACGCCAACCTTTCCTATTGTAAATGGTATATCACCAGGCGCTTCTATTTATTACCAACATGAAATTGGTGTTAATGAAGTAGCTTCATCTGGAACTATAACTGCTATTCCAGCTAACATTAGATCAGGTGACTTTGACTTAGATATAGATGGAGATGGAGAATACTTCTTGTCAGTTAAAAGATTCATACCTGATTTCAAAACATTAGATGGTGATTGTAAAGTGACATTGTTTTTAAGATCTTACCCAGCAGATACTACAGTTGCACAAGGGGAGACATTTATAGGTCCTTTTACTGTTAATTCTAATACGGATAAGATAGACACGCGCGGTCGCGCTAGACTTGCTAGTATTAAGATAGAAAACGATGCTATAGATACTAATTGGCGATATGGTATTTTTAGAGTAGATATACAACCAGACGGAAGAAGATAATGGCAAAAATAGATTTTTATGTACCAGAACCATCAGAGGTGTATAACAAAGATACACAAAGACAAATTATACAAGCAATTGATACTTTAAAAACTCAACTCAATTCAAGTTTTCTAGAAGAACAAGTTCAAGATACACAAAGATTTACTTGGTTTAATTTAAGGTTCGGTTGCTAATGAGTTGCGATAACATAAATATAACAACACAACCTGTAAGCATTGGCGGAACTAATACAGATGCATTCGGAAGATTAAGAGTATCTTCACCTTATTCATTATTTGATTCTCAAAATAGATATGCTGCAGATAATCAATTTGATACATCTACAGTAACTGGTGGTAGTACTACTTATTTACCAAATGAAGCTACAGTTAGAATGGATGTAACAACAGCTTCAGGTGCTGAAGTAGTGAGACAATCTTTTAGATCAATGCTTTACCAACCTGGTAAGAGTTTATTAGTTCTTGCAACATTTGTAATGAATGTTCCTAAAGCAAATTTAAGACAACGTGTTGGATTTTTTGGAACTCAAAACGGACTTTATTTTGAATTAACTGGAGCATCGCCTGGAACAAAAGCATTTGTATTAAGAACTTATATTAGTGGTTCTGTAGATAATACTACAAGAAGAGTTGTACAATCTTCTTGG